TGATCTTCGATCCGCCGCCGGATGCGCTGCGCAAGGCGGTGTCGGAAGGCGGGCGACAACCGCCCGGGGTCGCGATCGAGCTGAAACGCGCGGATGGCGGGCGTGGTGCGTCACAGGAACAACAGCGCGAGCTGGCGAAGCTGGCAAAGCGCGGATGGTTGACCGCGGTGTGCAACGGGTGCGCGGCGGCGGTCGAGCAACTCAGGGCATGGGGGTATGAGCTGTGAGCGGGAAACCACACGACGGATTGCGGGGTGAGAACCCGTACGAAGGCAAGATGCAATGGCCGCCGAGACATCCGCGGATGTTCTCGCGGGAAGGGGAGCCGCCGATCGAGGTGCCCGCGCCGGATCCTGCGGCGCCGAGCGAGCCGTGTGAGTTGCCGCCTGCATGGTCGTATCAACACCTCGCGGAGCTTCTCGGGTATCGCAAGCTGACGCTTCGCTTGCTGCCCGATGGGCGTTGGAACGTACAGGTTCGGTCGCTGCGGCGGGTCGTCTTCAATGCCGACGTGGTGCGGCTCGGCGACGCGCTCGTCGACGTGCTCGTGTGGGCAGAGTCGGGCTGTCTGGCGCCGAAGGTCGAGCGGTGCGATTGTACGTGCTGCGAGGATTGACCAGGATGCCGCCGTTTTCGCGTTGTACGGCGTCGGAGCTTTCGGACGGGTCTTCGGTCGTGCGAAGCGTCTCGACGCGCTCAGAGGGCAAAAACGGCGGCACGGTGGCGACGCTGAGAAGGGGGCGGGCATGATGCCGTTCGTGCGCTGGCCGGGTGGGAAGCGGAAGCTCGCGCCGCGGGTGCTAGAGCATATCCCACGGAAGCTAGAGCGGCTCGTCGAGCCGTTCGCGGGCGGGGCGGCGGTTTTCTTCACGCTTTGCGGACGGGAGAAGCGCGCCGTGCCCGTGTGGCTCAATGACGCGAACGGCGATCTGATGGCGCTGTATCGCACGGTCCGCGACAACGTCGAGGGGCTGATTGCGGAGCTGGGCGAGGTCGAGGCGGACAAGGCTCTGTACTACGCGCTTCGGAACATGGAACACAACGAGCTGCTCAGGCTCGACGACCACGACCGCGGGGCACGGGCGTACTACCTCAATCGCTGCGCCTTCAACGGGGTGTGGCGGGTCAACTCGACCGGCGGAATGAACGTGCCCTATGGGCGGACACCGAAGCCGCTCGCCGATGCGGTCGCGCTCCGGGCTGCGTCGTCGGTGTTGCAGGGGGCGACGCTGACGCACGGCTCGTTCGCGTGGGTCTTCGAGGGGCTGCGACCGGGTGACGTCGTGTACCTCGACCCGCCGTATCCGGGCGGCTTCACGTCGTACACAGCGGCGGGCTTCGGCGAGGCAGCACACAGGAAGCTCGCGCAGCTCGCGCGGTCGGTGTCGGCGCGGCATCGTGTGGTCGTGTCGCTACCGGATTGCGAGCTAGTGCGCGAGCTGTATCCGCCGGCGGCGTGGCAGCTTCACGAAGTATCGGCGCCTCGGTCGGTGTCCTGCGACGGCAACGGGCGACAGCCGGTGCCCGAGCTGATCATCGTGGGCGGCTGAGTTATGACACCCCTATGACACCCCTATGACACCCCTCCGAGGGCGATTTCGGGCCGATTTTCGGGTGCTCTCGGGGCTGGTGTGCTCAAAAACGAAACGGTAGGCTCGGCGAGGTGTGCTGCGGGCTAGCGCGTTTTCGTCTCATACTGAGAATCTTTTTCAACCCCTCACACCCCTCACCGATCGTGGTGAGCGTGGCGGGCCCCGGGCGGGGGCTGGGGTGTCATAAGTGGGTCATAACTCGTGACACCCCCTGTCATAACGGCGCCTGAGAGCCCGTTTTATGACACCCCCCTGTCATAACTCGCCCGTCTGACCGGGCCGATTCCGACGTTGATTCGGGGGCTTCCGTGAGTTATGACAGGGGGTGTCACAACGGCGGAGTTATGACACCCCTCGGAGGTTGCGGGCCATGTCGGAGTTGAAGATCGGCGGAGTCAGGATCACGAAGGCGAGGCTGGCGGTGCTCCGCTACCTCGACGGGGCGAGTCTTGAGGGCTCGCGATTGCCACAGCCCGAGGCGCCGCCTAGCGCTCTCAAGGCGCTAGAGCGGGGCGGGCTCGTGCGCATCGAAGCACCGGGGCGCCCTTCGAGCCTGCTTGCGGTGCTCACGGACAAGGGGCGGCGGGCGATCGAGCTGTCGGATGCTCCGCCCGCGTGGCTCACGGTGTCACGGATCGCGCTGCGCTCGTTTCTGGGCTCGCGAGACGCTGATCAGCTTCTCGAAGCGTTTGACGACCGGGACGCGAACCCGCGGTGGCTTGCTGATGTTTTCGAGGTGCTGCCGCATGTCTTCGGCGGACAGAAGCCGCCCATCGGGACGCAGATCCGGGCGTGGGGCGCGGGCTGGGCTCTCGTGCTCTGCCCTGGCGATGAAGCGCCGACTGTCGTGTTTCACGTCTCGTTCCTACCGAAGCCTGCGACGCGCTTCTACAGCATCTTGCTCGACGCAATCCCGAGCCCGCAGCACCTCGGGCGCATCACGCTCCCGACGCCAGCCCGGTGGACGTATGCAGCCGCGGTCGGTGGTGGGAAGCTGCTAGTCGTCGATTTCGCGGCGACCACGCGCGACCAGGATGACAAGGCGCTGGACATGCAGGCGGGGCCGGGTTGGATCAGCGAAGCGCGCCGGGTGCGGCTGGCGACCTGCCAGGGGTCGCTCTGATGGCGGGCGGTAGGGCGAGGCAGACGCGCGAGACGTATGCGGAGCTGGTCAAGGTCTTCCGGCAGAAGCCCGGCAACTTCCGAGCTGCGTCGCAGGCTCTCGGCGTCTCGCGCGGGTTCGTGCGGAAGGCGTGGGATGAAGGCTGGGGTCGCTTCGATTGGGCGCCGCCGATCAAGACCTTCATCGTGGCGGTGCCCGAGCGGGAGACGCTCGATCCCGAGGTGCGCACCGCGGTCGAGGTCATTGACGGTGCCCAAGGCCGGCAGACTGTGTTGCAGCAGTCGCACGACGCAGAGACGCTGTCGCAGGTCTTGAAGGCGCATTCGACGGGCTCGGTAGACATCGAAGCGATCCGGCGCGACGTGGCGACGGTGCGGGTGCTCGACGCCATTGCGGCGAGGCACGCGACGCGGTCTGGCGCGATGCTGCTTGAGAAGATCGGCGAAGCCACCAAAGCGGCGGCGCAGCTCAGCGAGGCGCTAGCCGTCCGTATCGAGGCACTCGCGGCGGACCCCGACACGAAGCCCGACACGATTGTCGGACTACTTGAACGGCTCGTGAGCCTGCAAGAACGGGCGGTCAACGGGTACGAGCGAGCGCACGAGCTGTCGCAGCTTTGCCTTGGCGAAGGGGACAGCGCGGGCGACAAGGTGCCCGAGCTGACGGTCGAGGAAGCGATCCATATCACCCGCACGGCATCGGCAGCCGCCGAGCGTGCCTATGCTCAGCTACAACGGGAGTCGAAACATGCTGAACCCAATCAATGACAGGTTGCTAGTGGCGGTCATCCCGCCGGCCGAAGAGCTGCCCGGCGGGCTCGTGCATCCGCGAGCCGACTGCGGGCCCTGGCAGGTCGGCAAGGTGCTCGCAGTGGGCCCGGGGCGATTCCTTCCGGGGTCGGCGGAGCGGGCCCCGATGAGCGTCAAGGTCGGCGACGTGGTCGTGACGAAATGGCGGCTCGGTGAGGCTGTCGACGGCGATTACGCGACACAGCTCATTCGCGAGCCCGGGGTCGCGCTAGTCGTCGAGCGATGCTGTGCGACCTGTCGCGGCTGGCGAGCTGGCGAGCCGTTCGGGACGTGTGAGGGCTTCGAGGGCACCGGCGAGGTCTTCGGCAAGACCAGGGCGACGCACGGCTCGGAGTGCATCGGGTGGGTCTTGCGCCCGGGGCTCGTCCGATGACGAAACCGACCACGAAGACGACCACGATCGAGGCGTTGCAGGTTGTACGGCGCACGAGAGAGCTGCTCGAAGCGTACGCGGGTCGCATGATCCCGAGGGGGCGTGTGGTCGAGCTGCTCGAAGCTGCCGAAGTGCTCGCAGGGCCCTTCCTGCGGGCGCAGCCGGCCGAGCATCGGCGCGTGTTCATAGAAGGCGACCCGATGCGGGAAATCCAACCCAAGCCGCCGGCCAAGGTCGAGTGATGCGTGGCGACCTGATGCGCCGCATCCGGCAGGGGGCACACGTCGCTCAGTCGCCCTTGCGGGTGCTCGCCCGGGAAGACCCGATCGCGTTCTGCGAGTACGCGCTCGTCGACGAGCAGACGAACAAGCCGATCAAGCAGCAGAGCTTTCAGATCGACTGGCACACGGCGATCGAGCAGCATGATCGCGTCGTCATCCTCACGAGCCCGGAGACAGGCAAGACGCAGCAGATCACCATCGGGCGTAGCATCTTCACGCTCGGGCAGGATCCCGACACCGCGCGAATCATCCTCGGGAGCAAGACGCAGAAGATCGCGAGCCAGAAGTTTCTCGCGACCATCATGCGCCATATCGAGGGCAACCCGCGGGTGCGCGAGGTGTTCCCAGACCTGGCCCGTGGTCGCCCGTGGTCGGCGCGGGAAGGCTTCACCGTCAAGCGCGGCGGCGATTGGGATCCGGTCAAGGATCCCAGCGTCCAGCCAGCCGGGCCCGATGCGGCGGTGCTCGGCTCGCGGTGCACGTGGGCGTGTTTCGATGACATCATGGATATCGAAAACACGCGCACTGAGTACCGCAGCGACCTTGTGCTGATGTGGATTCTGCTACAGGTCGAGTCGCGCATGAGCCATCAGCGCGCATCCGGGCACGGTGTCGACGGCAAGATCGCGCTGCTAATGAATGCCTGGGAAGAGTACGACGCGGGGCACAAGCTCGCGCGCGACCATGGCTGGCATCTGGTCGAGACACCAATCGCGCTCCCTGCGACGCGCTCTTCGGCGCACCCGTGGGGTAAGACGCGCTGGCCCGAGGTCTGGCCTCAGAAGCGGGTCGACCAGTACCCGCCGGCGGTCGCTCCACGGGTCATCTGGTGCAAAGCGCGCAGCGACGCGCAGCGGCGCTTTCAGAGCGCTTGGATCAACAAGTGCAAGCGGCTGGGCCAAGGGCTCACGCTCGTGCACGCTGTCGACCGGGTGCCCGAGGGCTGCACACTCGTCGCTGGTGTCGACCTGGCAACGCGCAAAGGGACGCAGCATGATCTCACGTGCATCTTCGTCGCCATGGTCGGGCCAGCGGTCGCGTTCGGGATTGACCCGAGCGAGCTGGCGGTTCGCAAGCCCTTGGTGCGCCCGCTTTGGATCGAGGTCGGGCGCTGGACGAGCCCGGAAATCAAGGCGCGGCTGGCGTCGGTTCACGAGCGCTTCCCGGGGGTCCGCTTCCGGGTAGAGGACAACGCAGCGCAAGTGTACGTGGTGCAGGATCTCGCAATCGACATGCCCGGGATGCGGGTGCGGGGTGCGACGACGGGGCGCAACAAGCACCACGCCGAGCACGGGGTCGAGGGCGTCGCGGTCGAGCTGTCGCTCGGGTTGTGGCTCATCCCGTGTGAGGAAGACTCACAGGGCTTGCTCCGATGCGAGCCCGAGGTCGAGGCTTGGATCGGCGAGATGCTGAGCTATGACCCCGCGGCGCATACAGGCGACCGGCTGATGGCAGCTTGGCTCGCTCGCGAGGAAGCGCGCGCCGTCTTCGAGCACGAGGTCGGCTCGGCGATGACGGATGACGAAGAGGTCGCGGTCGGGGTTCAAAGCCGGCCCGAGGATGAAGACCTGAACGCGGGTATCAACAAGCCGAAGGTCGACATGGCGCAGCGACGCGCAGCTCAGGCTCGACAATTCTGGGGAGAGCTAGAGGTGCTGGGCATCGGCGGCGATGACGATCTCGACGCGGATCCCGACGGGCTCTATGCTCTTGATTGACCAGGGGGTTTCAAGCCGGGTAGGCTTCGGGCGTCGACGCGACGACCGACATAGAGGTGCTACATGGCCGGCAACGCACTCCACCCGGAGCCTCGGGTTTTCACCGAGAACGGGGCGAACCTAGTCTATCTGCGCGCTCAAGAGCTGGGGGTCGACCCCGAAGGCTCGTACAGGCAACACGTGCTCCAATTCACGAACCTCGGAGGCGGCTCGGTCACGGTCGAGCTACTCGGGCCGGCGGGCACGTACGCGCCTGTGACGAGCGGCAAGGTCGAGGATGACATTCTGGTCGTCTCGACGCCGTTCCCTGAGCTGCGGTGCACGTTCGTAGGCACCGGCGGCGCGGGCAAGGTCACGGTGCAGTCGTACCAGACGAGCGGGTTCTAGCCGTGGCGCGCGGTAGTCTACTCGTCGACATTATCAGGCTGCCGAAGCAAGGCTCGGCGGTGACCTTGCTTGAACCTGGACAGCTCACGCTCGGGTCTGTCACCAAGCTGAATCAGGTCTATCTCAAGGCGCTAGAGCATCGGATTCCAGGGGCGCAGAGACTCTATGTCGGGACGCTGGACTACACAGCCTGGCAGGCCGGCGGGGCGGTCGCGTCATACACAGCCAACTTGTTCGCGCCCATTGCGCAAGACGGCATTGAGGGCGATGTCATCGTGCACGATGTCTTCGCGTATCTGCACGAGCAATTCTCGGGTAGCCCGATTGCCAACGCGGACATGCAGATCGGCGAAGACGACACGCCGGACGTGGACGCCTATCGTACTTCGTTCGATGTCCTGGGCACGCCTTCGAACACGTGGATTCTTGACGCGGTGACGAAGGCGACGCAGCTCAAAGACGGCACGACGGTCCGGCTGCCGCTCAATCAGCGGATGACGGCAACGCTCACGGTGTCGCCGACGAACCTCACGAACCTGATCCGCGGCCGGATCTCGTTCTTCATGCTCTACAGCCATCTTCCGGCCCTTCCGCCGTAGGAGTAGCTCATGCCCAGCATCGAATACTACCCGCCGATCGAGGCGAATCAAATCGCCATCGAAGGCGGCGACCGGCTCACGTTCTCGACCATCGTGGACGGCGAGACACTGCGACGTGTCAGCGACACGATCGACGGGTACGTGCCCGGTGGCGGGGTGTGGCTCGAAGCGACCGGGCAGACGGTCGGCGACGCGGTCGCAGACCTGGCAACGATCGCGCTCGACGACGGCGCCGCGTACACGGTCGAGGCGGTCTTCACCGGAAGCGACGGGGCGGGCTTTGGGGTCACGTACAAGCGCACCGCGAACGTGTACCGGACCGGGGGCGGCAACGCGACGCACACGAGCGGGAGCCCTAACGATGACGTCGACGTAGACGGCGGCGACACGGACACGACCGCGACCATCTACGTCACCGGGAGCGATGCGAACGTGTCGCTGCGTGTCGACGGCAAGGCCGGGCTCACGATTGACTGGCGGGTCGCGTACCGCCTGATCAAGCACAACTAGGGGGATCGGCGATGGCAGTCCTGAGCCGCAAATCATCGGGCGATACGTGGGATCTGGTCGTCGACTCTGACCCGAGCGGGGTCGAGGCGGCGCCGCGGGCGTCGACGGCGCGCATGGTCGACGGCTCGGCGGAATGGAGCAACCTTGACGGCGGTACGACGTGGCAGCGTACCGACGTAGAAGCCTGGCCCGAGGCGTTGCTAGAGCAATTCACGCGCTACGTGGACGGCACCAACACGGACCCCGATCCAGATGGCACAGAGGCGCGCCCGTTCGCGTCGATTCAAGACGCGGTTGACGACATCGCAGCGATCCCCGGCATCGGCACGAACGCAGCTCAGCGCACGGTCAAGGTCATCGGCGGGCGCGTTTTCGATGAAGACATCACGATCCCGGTAGACGGCGGGGTCTGGAACATGATCGCCGAGGTCTACACGTTTGTGGGCATCATTCCGACGAGCCCGCGCAACGTGTCTCGGGTCACGGATCCGGCTGTGGCGATCGCTGGAATCGACCCGGCGCTCAATTTCCTTGCTGCTCGATCAGGCGCTTGGGTCATCTCGGGCGGCGTCACGGTGTCAGATGTTGGGGCCGGCGAGCCGCAGACCTTCTCACTGGAGGTTGGGGCGCTGGTCGGGATCGGCGCTACGTACGCCTTTGACGGGTCGGGAATGACCGCAGAGGCTCGGATCAACTTCCGAGATTGCGACGTCGCGGGGGTTGTGTACGCCCCGACAACGGGTGTGATCTTGAAGGGGCGCGAGACGGACTACTCGGGTAGCGTGCGAGTGAAGAAGATCCTGGGGGATCAGTTTCATTGCTCGTTTGCTGGCGATGTCATCGTGTCAGAAGCCAGCAACGGCTACTTGAACGATTGCCGCGTGGGGGGTGACTGGTACGGTCCGGCGGGCAGCTTCAAGTGCGACCTGTCAACCTGGGGAACCTTCACGGGGACGCTGTTCGATGGTGCGACGGTCGACCTACTCGACCCACACGGCAGCAGTCACGATCCGGCGTCGGGAGTAGACCCGGTGGCGTTGCTCCCGTTCGCCGTCGACGGCGTCGATTACCGAGGCACGCGCACGGTCGCCGAGCTGGACGCGCTGTCGAAGCGCTGGGGCACAACGGCGGTTGCGGGCTCGGCCGGGACACCAGCGGGCGGCGGGCCGCCAGTCGCGATCGGCGACATCGTCGAATGGCGAGGCGCTGCGGCGTTGGCGCCGGGTTGGCGGGTTGTGGTCGCGAACAGCGGCGGGACGCCTCCGGTGGGCGCGCGGCTGTGTGTGGCGGGCGCGTATCAGACGCTTTTCGCACCGCTTACCGATGACACGGACAACGGCAAGATCGCGGTCTTCCCGGGAGGCAGTTTGACGCCGACACTCGTGACGCCGAGCAAGGGCGCCCGAGCTGTCGTCACGAACGCGGCTGCGTTCTACGTCGGACGCGAGCATCAGCTCATCGGAGCGGTGCCTGATGGCTATTGGGATCCGCACAACCTCACGTACTACGACGCAGGCCCCGGGCTGGCGCGCAACGATGACACCGGACAGCTAGAGGTCGTCGCAGAGGTCGGGCTCGAAGTACAGGGCGCTTCGGTGCGGCTCAAGCGCGATGGTCAATCGCTCCAGGCGACTACCGCAGCCGGGACACGTGTGGCGGGCGTCGACACCGTTATCAGCCCGCGCTACGTCGGCAACCGTTCGATCGGCGAGATCGACGCTTTGAGCCTGAGCGTGTCGGATTGGGGGATCACCGTCATCGCGACCAGCAACGGGACGCCGAGCAAGGCCGGTTCCGACACGCTCGCGATCGGCGATGCCGCGCAGTACAAGGCCGACGAAGACAAGTGGGTCAAGATTCGAGACAACGTCGGCGGGTATCCCGCAGCGGGTGTGCGGATGCTGGTCGCGTCGACGGACATCGGCGACACGTTGTACGCCCCGGCGACAGGGCAGAGCGTCAAGGTGGCGGAATGGGGCGGCACGAGCTTGACGCCGGCATTCATCGCACCAAGCAAGGGTTGGCTGTATCACTGCTCAGGAGGAGAGCTAGGCGCGCTCACTCTGTTTGGCTACGTCGAGATCGGAGCTGCAAAGGCTTGGCTTCCCGCTGGCATCAGCGACGGGGTACTCGGGCAGGGCTTGGGTATGTCTGGCCCGTACTGGCTCCAGGTCAAGCTAGGCAGCGGGATGACGTTTGATGGCAGCTCGCAGATCATCCCGTCGATCGACGGTACGACCATTGTGGACAATGGCGGCACGTTGGAGGTCGACCCGGGCAGCCTTGCAGACGATGTCACGATCGTCGAGGGCGGTAGCGGGCTGGAGGTCGACCCCGACGCACACAGCCATCACGGGCCCACGATCGAGCTACAGGACGATTGCCTGTCGGCTTGGTACATGGGCGGGCGGACCGTCGCGCAGCTCGACCTGATGGGCGTGAACGACCACTATACGGGGATGACGGTGCGTGCGGAGTCGGCGGGGACACCCGCCTACTCGGGGAGCGCGACGGTCGCGATCGGCGATCTCATCCAGTGGTCGAATGATTCCGGCTGGCAGGTCATCGTCGCCAATAGCGGCGGGTACGTGCCCAGCGGAACGCGCGTATACATTGCGGGGCAGCCGTCGCCGCTCTATGACGAGTGCGTCGGGCACTACGGCAAGGGCGCGACGTTCCCTGGCGACGCAGCCGCAGCCGTCATTGATTCTGCGTTGAAGCCAAGCCGCGCACGGGTCAACATCGTCGGAGACGGCTATTCACCGGCGGGCCTGTTGGAGTTGACGATCGAGGGCTCTAACGGGCGCTGGGATCCGCCCGGTGGTTGGGAATTCTCGGCGCGCAACGCGAGTCAGGTTGACTCGACGACGGTTGCGCCGGCTGCCTTCGATGACGTGATCGAATTCAACTCACCGCTGATTCCGAGCGATCAAGCCTGGCAAGTGACGTGGTGCATGACGGTCAAGTGCAGCAACGGGAGTTACGACGTGTTCGTGCGGGCTCGTTGGGATGACAAGACGGGTAGCGATCTCATCGGGGACGAGTACGTGCAAGAGAACATGCAGGTCACGACTAAGCGGGCGGTCTGCGTCAGCGACGCGATCCGCATTCTGGGATCCGGGCGTACCGGGCCCGGGGTCAAATTCTCGACCGAGATCGGCACCGAGAACGCTTCTGGCACGGCTTCGTCCGTGTTCTCATCCATCCACGTCAAGCAGATCAACGCGGGGGCGCTTGGGCTATGAGTGATCACAGCTACACGATCGGCGACTACCCTGACGGCGCCAGTCTTGACGCTTCGGTGCTTCACCGTCGCGTTGTCAACGATGCGACGCTCGGCGGGCTCACGCTCACCGGAGTGCGTTGTGTGCACGGTGAAGCGGGAGTCGAGGCGGTGCGATACCGCTTCGCGGAGACGCTCGACGCTGGGCAGATCGCAGCGCTCGACGCGCTCGTCGCGGGACACGTCGAGGAGACGCTCAGCGAGGCGAAGGCCCGGTGCACGCAAGAGTGCAAGGATTGGCGCGATCTCAAGATGAACGCGCCGGTCGACCAGGGCGGGATGTCGGTGGAATACCCTGCTGCGAGCGGCAAGCTGTGGTCGGTCGGGTTCGTCGATCAGCAGTATTGGGACGCGCTGTACGGCGCCAAAGACGATCTCACGTACCCGGTGGTGTTGCGCACGTGGGATGAGCAAGACTCGCACAGCTTCGCGAGCGCCAACGACATCAAAGCGATCTACGGCGATGTACGAGACGCGGTGCTCGGCGAGATACAGACCTGCGACACCGCGATCGCTGGTGTCTGGGCGGCTGCGGACATCGCAGCGGCGGAGGCAGCTCGCGACAGCTACGTGGGGACGTGAGACATGCTCGGGCTGGCTCTCAGTGGTGGTGCCGCACGGGGCGCTTGGCAGGCGGGCAAGGCCGCTTCGCTGGCGCGTCCGTGGGATGTCGTCGCGGGGGTCAGCGTCGGCGCGGTCAACGCAGCGCACCTCGCGCAGTACCCGGTCGGTGAGGAGGCGCAAGCCTTCGAGGATTTGCGGAAGCTGTGGCACACGCTCAAGACATCCGACGTGCACAAGCGATGGTGCCCGTTCGGGATGATTCACAGCCTGTGGCGCAAGGGGGTCCGTGACCTGCGACCGCTGCGCTCGTTTCTGCGCAAACACCTTGAGCCGTGGCGGGTGCGCGACAGCGGGCGCAAGCTCATTGTAGGGGCGGTGACTTACTCGTCGCGGCAGTGGGTCGAATGGACGGAGCTAGACCACGTGGTCTTGATTGACGCGGTGCTCGCGAGCTGCGCGATCCCGTACGCTTTCGAGCCGCAAGAGGTGCCGCAGCTCGTCAGCCCGACCGAGACAGCTCCGGGCCCGCTGTACTTCGATGGCGGGGTGCAGACGGTCGCGCCCGTCGAGCCGCTCATCCGGGCGGGATGTACCGAGGTCGACGCGGTCGTGTGCTTCCCGTTCGATCCGCCGGTCGCAGCGCCAGCGTCAAACGCTCTTGAGGCGGGGCTCGCGGCTGTCGACACGATGAGCTACCAGATCCTTGCGGATGACCTTCGGTGCAACTATGCGGGCGTGCGGGATGATGCCGCGGTCGTGATCTACCGTCCCGATCGCGATCTTGGCGATGGGCTCGATTTCTCACCGCAGACGAACGCCTGGCGCTGGCAGCTCGGCGAGACGGGGGCAGCGTGAAGCTCGCCGAATGGGTCGAGGTCGTCGGCAAGCCGGCGCGTGCCATCTGTACCGAGCTGGGCGTGCCGTGGCAGGTCTGTTGGGCGCAAGCGCGGCTCGAATCCGGCAAGGGCACCAACGTACTCGCGCAATCGTTCAACTTCTGGGGTGTCAAGCCGCGCTTCCGGCGGGACAAGACCAGCATCACCGGGCACACGCATACCGTGCGCAAGCTCACAACGGAGTACGGGCACGATGGGAAGCGTCGGCGCGTAGAGGCGGATTTCTGCGGCTGGGATAGCGTCGAGCAAGGGGTGAGGGGTTGGGTCGCGTTTGTCTCTCGGAGTCGTTACGCGGGCGCTGCGGTGCTCTCTGACGAGCCTCTGCGCTGGATCGCGTACGTGGTCGGCAAAGGGTATGCGACGCTCGCCCCGGGCAAGTACACTCGGCGGTTTCGCAAGCGGCTCGTGAAGCTCGCTCGCAAGCTGCCGGATGTCGACGGGCTCGCGCCACCGCCCATCGACGAAGGGCTGGCGCGGTCGTTAGCGTGCATGGATCGCGAGCACCCGGGCCCGTCTCGGTGGGCGGTGGCGGATTTCGAGCTGCAAACCGAGCTGCGTCGGCTGCCGTTCGAAGAGATCACGTTTGACGACCAGGAGATCACGGTATGAGCGAAGACACCGAGCGAGAGTACGCGGACAACCGCGAGAGCGCCGAGGTGCTCGGATGGTCGCCCGAGCTGTGGTCAATGCCGGCGGACGAGTACGGCGACGAGCTGACAGAACAGGTCAAGGCGTTTCAGCTCGCTGAGGGGATCGAGGCGTCCGGCATCGTCGACGCGGTGACCTACAATCGGCTGCTGCAATGGCTCGCGGGTTGGTTCTGGGAAGACCCCGATCCCGCCGAGGTCGCCGACCCGCCGGCGATGACCGACAACCTCTTGATCGACGGCAAGCTGTGCCCGATCGACTGGCCGCGGGTCGTGACCGCTGGTGAAGAGGGCGCTTTCGTGGTCGAGCGCACGTACGAGAAGAAGAACGGCAAGACAGGAACCCGCTTCAAGAATCGCACCGGCGGGCTCGACTCGATCTGCCGCGTAGGTGTGCACTGGACGGGCACCCGGTCGATCCAACATTCGTGGCGGGCGTCGTGGTCGCAGAAGCGCAGCGTGTCGACGCATCTGGAAATCGATTGGGATGGCACGATCTATCAGCTCATCGATCTCGCGAAGCGCGCGTACCACTACGGGATCGGCTGGTTCAACGACACCTCGATCGGGGTCGACCTGACGAATCCGGTCGCGCTCAACAAGACTGCGGAAGCCAACAAGCAGCTTGTCAAGCTCGGGCAGCCGAAGCGCCCGGTGCTGTCGGGCTTCTACTTCAAGCGCTGGAACCCGGGGATGTTCCTGGGCGCAACCGATGCCCAGCGCGAGGCGTTGCGGGCGCTAATGAAGGCGCTACACGTGCACCTCGGGATCCCGATGACGGCGCCGCTCGACGATCCTGAGCACCCGGAACGCATCGTACCTGTGAAGGGGTACAAGGGCGCGATCAAGCGGGGCACGAAGGCGAACAAGGCGCTAATGCCGCCCGGTTGGTATCACCACTGCCAGGGGCGTAGCAATCGCTGGGATCATCTCGGTTTGTACCTCACGGGCGAGCTACAGCTCGCGAAGGCAGTGTGACATGCCGGAATGGCTCGCAATCGCAATCGCAGTCGCAGCGCCGTTGGCGTCGTTTGTGGGCGTGGTCTGGTCGCGAGCGAAGACGGAGACGCGCATCGTAGGGCGGATCGACCTGATGGATGCGAAGCTCGATGCCACGATCGAAGCACACGCCGTACGTTTTGCCGCGATCGAGAACGCGGCGACAGAAGCCAAGCGCAGCCGGGCCAAGCTGTACGAGGCGGACAAGGAACAAGGCGGTCGCATTCGCGATCTGGAAACGACGTGTCGGCTCACACACCCGGAGCGGGCGCAGTAGGGGGCGGACATGCAAGAGACAGCAGAGGCAGCAGCACAAAGCGTGCTCGATAGTGTGGCGGCGGATGCCGCAGCGTTCCCGATCTTCGAAGCGATCATCGCGTGGCTGGTCGCGACCTTCGTGATGTGGTCTGTCGTCGAGGTAATGAAGGCGACCGCGATCGCCAAGCTCAAGAGGAGCCCGCCGAAGACCGCGACGGAGCGCACGGTGTTGAAGCGCATCAGCAAGCAATTCCCGTGGTATCCGGTCTTGATCTGGGGTGTGTCGCTGGTCGGCGGAGCTGCGATCGGGGTCGGGGTCGGGGCGCTTGGCGCGCTGGGCATGGGCTACGGCGCCGCGTTCGGAGCGCTGGCGGTGCTCAACGGGCTCTGGATGAAGGCGCTGCGCAAGATCGGCGACAAGGCGAGTGACCTTCTGCTCGGTTGGCTCAAGCGTCGCGTGGGCAACGGGAACGGCGAATGAGCTGGCTTTCGACCGCATGGGGCAACGTCAAGATCGCCGTCGCTGCGGTGGCGGTGCTCGGGCTCATTGTGCTCGCGGCGTTGTTGCGGTCGGAGTACCTCAAGCGCAAGGCGGCGGAGCTGCGAGCAGCAAACGCAGAGCGCAAGGCAGCAATCGAAGCGGCACGACGCAAGGCTGCCAGCGTAGAACACGAGGCGGTTGACGCAGCTCGACAGAAGGAAACCGAGGCGGTCGCGGCTGCGGAGGCGGAACGGGAAGAGGAGCGGGCGGGCATCGAAGCTGCGCGCGAGTCATTGCGCGACGCCTTCGGCGATGAAGACAAGGTGCGCGACGCGCTACGGGAGGCTTTGAAGCGTGACGACTGAGGACACCAGCGGGCGGACCGCTGCCATGATGCTCGGTGCGATTGCGCTCGTGCTCGTCGCAACGTGCGGGCAGGATGCGGCAGCCGCGACGCCGTGCCCCGATGGCGAGCCGACGAAAGCGGAGACAGGCAAGCCGTCGCCGTGTGACGGCTGGACGCTCAGTGAGGCCGATTCGTTGTACTTCGCGGGGCTCAAGATCGAGTTGCAGGATTGTCGCTCGCAGGCAAAGGAGGCGGTCAAGGTCGCCGACGCGAAGCTCGTGAGCAAGAGCGCCGAGGTCGAGGCAGCGAAGACACGGATCCAGGCGCTTGAGACAGCGCTCGACGACGCGCTCAAGATTCAGCCGCAGCCGGCCGAAGAAACGCCCTGGCACGAGCACCCGGCGTTCGTGGCGATCGCGTCCGTGGTCGTCACAGGCACAGTCACAGCGCTCGCGGTGGTGCTCGCGTACGAGGTGAAGTAATGGTCGACTGGCTTTGGAAAGCGAAGCGGGCGCGCAAGCGGGCGGAGCGGGCGAACCAGGAAGCGCGCGATCGTGTGCAAGAGGTCGAGAACGCCAAGGTCAGCCCACCCGAGGCGTGGTGGTACGATCCGCTCGCCGAGCAGCTCCATTTCGGCGGCGACGTACCCGACTACTTTCACCCGGGCACGTTCGGGCTGCCGTACGACGTGCTTGACGCGATGTCGAAGGTCAGCGTTATCGCGCCGATCTTGAAGCGGCGGTGCGACCAGATCGCGGAATTCTGCACCCCGCAACAGTCCCGGTACAGCATCGGGCTCAAGGTCCGGTTGCGTGACCCAAAGGAGAAGATGACGCGCGCCGGCGAGAAGACTGCCCGCGAGATCGAGACGATGATCATGCGCGCCGGTGGCGACTACGGCAACGGCAGTTTCGAGGCGTTCACCCGCGCGGTGATGTGGGATTCGCTGGTCTACGATCAGCTCAATTTCGAGGTGATCCGCGAGCGCGGCGGTCGCCCGTACGGGATGCGAGGTGTCGACGCGAAGACGATGCGGCTCGCGAAGCTGCCGAAGCTGACGCGCAGCGAGGGGCAGTACGATCCTAACAAGATCAAGTATGTCCAGCATTTGCCACGGCAGCAGAAGGTCGTCGCCGAATTCGAGAAGGAAGATATGGCGTGGGGGATTCGGCATCCTCGCACGGATATTGACGTTTTCGGTTACGGCAACCCTGAGCTTGGGCAGATGACGTCGGTTGTGCGGTCGCTGCTAAATGCCGAAATGTATAACGATGCCAATTTCACCAACGGCATCCATGTTTCCACCATCCTCGCGCTCAAATCCGCAATGGAGCCGCAGACCTTCCGCGCCGTCAAGCGGTATCTCCGCGCATTGCTGACGGGCCCGCGGAACGCAAAGAAGACACCGCTGATCAAGCTGGATCCCGACAAGAACGAGGAGCTGAAATCGATCAACCTTTCCATGTCAGCCAAGGATATGGAATTCAGCAACCACGTCAATTTCAAGATCAAACTCATATGTGCCATGTATGGCATAGACCCGAGCGAGATCGGCTTTGTTTTTGGCGCCGAAGGCGTCACTTCGGCACTCTCGCAGGGGGGTCCGCGCGACAGACTCAATTACAGCAAAGAGTCAGGCTTGCGACCGCTCGTGCGCTTCTATCAGCGGGTTCTCAATCAGATGCTCGTGTGGTGCTGGGAACCCTGGGAATCCTTCATGGTCGAGCTGGCCGGGCTCGACAGCATCAGCGAGAAAGAGAAGGTCGAGCTGCTCGCGCAAGAGGTCGCGCACTGGAAGACGGTCGACGAAGCGCGCGCCGAGATGGATCTCAAAGAGCGAGGTGACGAGGTCGGCGGGCTCATCCTGTCGCCGCAAGCGATCCAGATCACACAGATGCTCATGCAGCAAGAGCAAGCCGAAGCCGCTGGCGGCGAAGACATGGGCGGGCTGCCCGGCGAAGACATGGGCGGGCTGCCTGGCGAGGAAGAGGGCGGGCTGCCCGGCGAGGAAGAGGGCGGGGGCGCTTTCCAGGTCGCTCCAGGCTCGACAATGGAGGAAGCAGGCGAGGCTGCGGAGAAGGCGCTCTCAGGCGTCATGCGACGGGCTCTTGAGCGAGGTCAGATTCTCAGCAAGGCACCCGGCGGCAGGCTCCCGCGTCCCGGGAAGCGCTGGGCACTCGTCGACGCGACCGAGCCCGGGGTGTCTGCGTGGATGGTAGAGGTGCCCGAATGAAGCTCGTCATCGTTGAAGACCAGCCCGGCGAGGTCGAGCGGCTCGGCGCTTCGGAGGTCAATGCTCGGTTGTCAAAGGCGTTCGCGATCGCGCGTCGCGGTATCGCCAAAGCGACCGGGCTCAAGTACGGGCAAGTAAAGGCTCTCGGCGAGCTTGAAGACCTAATGATGCGGCAGCAAAAGCGACGGGCTCGACAGCTCGCGCGAGCTGCTGTGAAGGCGGTGAAGGACCCGGATGCCTAGCTTCGCGTCCATAGCGCGCCGCATCGGGCGCGCAGCCAAGGAAGCTCTCGCAGCTCCCGTGCGCTGGATCGATCGACTGCTCGGGCGCGTGTCGCGGGATGCTCGCGGGCATACAGACGCTTGGGCGGTAGAAGAGCTGGGCGCGGATTCCGGTGTGTCATCGGAGCGCGTTGCAGAGCTGGTCGAGACGGGATACCTCGACGAAGCCGATCAGCGAGGCACGCTGGTCCCGGGGATGCGAAACGAGGTTGACCCGCAAGCGATGGCGCTGTTGATGGGCGTAATGACGACACGCGCAGAGCCCGAGCAGCAAACCGCGATGGCAGATTGGCCGCTCTCGCGCTGGCAAGCTGTCGTCGACGATGAGATTGATCGCAGGCGCGAAGCTGGACCGCCCCCGCCTCCCGGGGCTCCGCCGCCGGACATGCCCCCGCCCCCGCCTCCGCCTCCCGGCGCGGGTGGGCCGCCGGCGGAGCCCCCGGAGCCCCCGGATTGGCTTGAAGGGCTGGAGCGCGACGCTTGGATCCAGGCTCGCACACGGGCGGGCGAGTACGCTCGCGGGCTCGGCAACGTGGTTGACGCGCAGCTTCGGGATCTGGTCGTCGAGAAATGGGAAGGCGAAGAGCTAGTCGCGCCCGCCGACGAAGGGTTGCGCGTCGTGACGCGCGAGAAGATTCGCGAGCTGACTGCGGAAGCTGTGGCGCACCGCAAGACCGCCGAAGACCTTGCAAGTGATTTCGGGCACGCGACCGGGGACTGGTCGCGGGACTGGCTTCGCATCGCGCGGACCGAGCTACAGGGCGCGTACAACGAGGGCGTGATCATCGATCATATTCGCTGGGAAGGGCCCGACGCGCCCGTTGCTCGGGTGCCCGAGCCCGGGGCTTGTGAGCATTGCGAGCGCGTGTGCCTTGACAGCGAGGGCAGGCCGATTGTCTGGTCGGCGCAGCAACTCATCGCCAATGGTACGAACGTCGGGCGACGTCAGGCGGATTGGCGTTGTACTACTTGGCCCATCCATCCGCATTGTCGGTGCGGCACGCAAGCTGTACCGCCTGGGTACGAGTACACTGACGACTGGTCGCTAGTGCCATCGAAGTAGGAGCAAAGACATGCCGTGCGGTAGCAAGAAAGAATGGTCTGAGGTCAAGGCGAAGCTCAAGAAAGCCGACGAAGACGAAGACGAAGACGCAACGCCGCTCGGATCTGGCGAGGATGAAGGCGACGCGATCGAAGGCGAAGAGGACTACGAAGTTGAGAAGGGCACGCGCAAGCAGAAGCGCGGGCCCTTCGAGAAGGCGCTTTCGCGAGGGCGCCAGCGTGGGCCCTTCGAGAAGGCGATCGCTGGGATGCCAGGGATGGCGTCTGATCAGACGTGCGCCGCCATGATGGTCGAGCTGCTCGGGCGTCTCAAGGCGCTCTTCTGGTCGCACTGGACAGCACACTGGCAGACGCGGGGTCCTTCGTTCTACGGCGATCACGAGCTGTTCTCGCGGTTGTACGATGACGTGAAGGGCGAGATCGATCAGGTCGCCGAGCGTGCGGTCGGGTATCACGGGGTCGCGACCGTCGATCCGCTCGCTGTGGCGCGTCACGAGCGCGCGAACATGACCGCCAGCGCGGATCTGGTCGAGCGGGCGCTGGCGCAAGAGCGCGCTTTCATGGCGTACCTCGACCGCATGATCGAGCAGCTCAAGGCGCGCGGGAAGTACACTGCGGGCTTGGAAGACCTGTTGCCGCAGCTCGCGAGCACTCACGACGGGCATCTGTACCTGTTGCAGCAGCGGCAGGGGTTCTAGCAGGGGGATCCCCATGCCTTCATTCGTGCAAATCGTCGCCAAGGGAACGGCGTTCCCTGTGAAGCTCCAGGCTGTTGACGCGGTCGCTGCGCGTGCTCGTTCGCGCGAAGCACCCGAGCATCCCTATCAGGGGGTCGTCGATTTCCAGGGGATCCCGGTGCACCTCGAAAACCGGCGCGGCTCGGTGCGCAAGGGCGATGGTTGGCGCACGAAGATGATGCACCACTACGGGGAGATCCGAGGCACGACGGGCGCTGACGGCGACCCGGTTGACTGCTACGTGGGCCCAAATCACGACAGCCCGACCGTGGTTGTGGTCCGGCAGAAGGTTCCGGGCTCGAAGCGGTACGATGAAGACAAGGTGATGTTGGGTTTTGACGGCGTGCGGCAGGCGCTCACGGAGTACCGGCGGCACTACGACAAGCCGGGCTTCTACGGCGGGCACACCGTCACCAGTGTTCCCGCGTTCAAGCGATGGCTCGACGGGCGCGGCGGTAACAAGCAACGCACCAAGTTTGCGGCGGTTGTCGCCGACATGCACAAGGCAGCGATGCCGGCTGGCGGGGGTTGGGAACCCATCATGCACGGCAAGCATGGGGGGTATCGGAAGCGCGAGGGCGACCATTACGTGTACTTCTACCCCAGCGCGAAGCACAGCTTTCGAGCGGGCAAACATCACTTCGGGCAGGCACGAGCGCTGCGAAAGAAGCTCGACCGAATCGGGCGCGGAAAGAAGCGCGTATCGCCCGAGGAGCACAAGCGGCTGCTCGACCAGTACGAGCACCATGCGTCGCAGGCTGAGAGCGCGTTTTTGCACAACGTACACACTCGCGGGCAGGCGGCGGGCAAGGAAGCGCGCAAGGAAGAGGTACGCGCCACGATGCGCGCGAAGATGCGCGCGGCTCAGGCCGCGGGTGTCGAGTCGGGCAAGACCGGCGAGAGCAAGACCGGCGAGATGAAGGTCGAGGCGCCAGCGGACAAGCCCGCCGTTGCAGCGAAGCAAGAGCGACTCACAGAGGAGCAACTCGGCGAGGTCAAGGCCGGCAAGCTGGGCACGAAGAGCGAGATCGCTGCGGTGATCAAAAAGCTAGAGGGCGCGAAGACACCGCACCCGATCGCGCAAGCCAAGCTCGACGAAGCGGTCAAGCACCTCAAAGAAGCACACGGGCACGCACCCGAGAAGAAACCCGAGCCCGGGAAGCCCGCGACCGCCGGCGAGCCGATGCCTACGTCCCCGGAGGAGCTAGCGAAACATCCCGCGGTCGCGACCATGATCGAGCAAGCCGCAAAGAAGGCGGTCGCCGAGCACAAGGCGAAAGAGAAGGCGAAGGCGGAAGCGAAGACGAAGGCGAAGGCAGCGTCGAAAGCTGCGGCTGCCGAGCGGTCAGCACAGGTCAAAGAGAAGGTCGAGAAGCTAGGCAAGCCGAAGCCCGCCGAGGTCAGCAAGCGTTGGCTCGCGCACTACCCGGAGACACCGGAGCATCCGGCGTGGCAGAAGCTACACGCGAAGGCGGAAGCCGGGAAGCTCACCGCGACACAGCTCGTGCGCGCTGGGATGGAACGGGTCTTGACCAGCAAGCCGAAGGCGAAGAGCGCGAAGAGCGACAAGGGCAAGGAAGCGAAGGCGGAGAAGGCGGCGAAGACCGCGGAGAAGCCCGCTACGCCAGCAGAAAAGAAGGCGGTCGAGAAGGCGATCATCCGGTTCGTGCGGCAGCAGCTCGGCGGCGAAATCAGACTGCCCGACAACGTCGGGGATTGGCTCTTCAAGGCCAAGGGACACAAGTACGTCAAGCGGGTTCCGTTCACGGACAAGCACGGGCGCCGGCGGTATCGGTACTTCTACAAGATCCAGCACGGGCGCGGCGTCGCGCATGAGGAGCATTTCGAGGTTGGTGCCGCGTTCCAGCACGGCGACGGGCATTACCACGTCACCGCCGTTCGTGGTGATCGTGTGATGGTCCGGCATGACGAGAGTGGCAAGACGCGCGAGATCAGCAAGCAGAAGCTCTCAGAGCTGTTGCGGACAGAGCACGCCGAAGCCTATGAGGCGCACCGTCAGAAGCTCATTCGGGATCTACGACAAGCGATGAAGACGGGCACCCCGAAGCAACGCCAGCGGATCCGCGACGAAGCGAAGCGGCTCGGGCTCAAGATCGAGACGCAGCTCAAGCGCGAGGCTAAGAAAGCGGCGGAAGTGATCCCCAAGCACGAAGAGGTCGGCGAGCACGTCTTCGGGTCGCGCGCCGATCTCGCGATGATCAAGAGCCGCAAAGATGAAGTGCTCGAAGAGGCAGGCGGCAAGCCGGTCAAACGCGACACCATCTTCGGGCAGTTCAACCTGTTGGAGCACCTCACGACCGGCGGGACAATCGGCGGGTATCACCTCAAGGAATGGACCCGCACCATGCTCGCGGCGAAGACCCCGAAGGGCGTTGATAACGAGACGTACCTTGAAGCGATGACGCTCGCTCAGCGCACGCTCGATTCGGCGAAGACGATCGAAGACGTCAAGACGGCGATCGAAGAGCTGTCGGATTGGGGCGCGGTCGAGGTCGTGCCGGGCGAGACACCCCCCGCGGGGTACGTGCTCGATAGCGCGGTGCAATACTGGTCTGGGCGCACCGTGAAGAAGTACGTCAGCCCCGAGAAAGAGAAGAAACGCAAGGCGTTCGGCTCGCGTTTCGAGCGCCTCAAGGCGTTCGGCACGTGGCAGGCGTCGGACGGTCAGAAGAAAGCACTTCGGACGGCACAGAAGGTCGAGGCTCTCGCGGAGGCGTTCGGATCGAAGCCTGAGAAACTGGCGGTTGCGTACGCGGAGTCGATCGCCAAGCCGCGCAAATTCAAGGAATCCGACATCCGGGCGGCTGGCGGGTTCTACCGCAAGGGCGGTCGTGATCCGGGCAAGATCGAGGGCGAAGCAATCGCCAAGCGCTTCGGTGGGATCACGAACATTCAATACGGCGATTACATGCGGCAGCGCGACCGTCACCAGCATTTGACGGGCGTAGCAGGCGCGCTTGCCGACATGGCTGACGTGCTGCGGGTTGGTGATCGTTCGATGTCGGTCAAGGGGCAGCTCGCGATCGGGCTTGGTGCTCGCGGTGGCAAGACACCGCAGCAAGCCCGAGCGTCGGCGCACTACGAATCCGATCTCGACATCGTCAACATCACAAAGCACCGGGGCGTCGGATCGTTGGCGCACGAATGGGGGCACTTCCTTGACGCGCAGGCGGGCAAGGCAGGCAAGGGCAAGGCGACCTTCGCGACGGACGACAAGCCGCAGCTACCGGAGCGCAGCGCAGAAGCGGTCAAGCAGCTCAAGAAAGCGATCCGAGAGTCGGATTACTACGTGCACGCGGTCGCGCTCGACGGCGGCAAAGAGTCGGTCTACTACAGCGACCCCGCCGAGCTGTTCGCGCGGCTCTTCGAGTCGACGGTTGAAGACTCGTTGCACGCTCAGGAACGTGCGAACACGTACCTTGCGGTCGGCACGCGCGAGCAGTATCCGACGATGGTACAGCTTGACCCGGATGTCAGCTCGGATGCGCGGGTCGTCGCAGCACACGCGCGGGTGTCAGAGCTAGAGCACGACGTACACGCGACGATCGCCGCTGAGTTGCCTCGGGTCGCCCCGAAGGCGAAAAAGGACGCCTGGACCTATTGGGGCGTATCTGACGCGGTGCTCACGAAGCTCACGTACCGATCCCCGTACGTGAAGAAAGCGATCGATGACTACTACGAAGCCCGGCGGGACGTGGTCAGGGCATCGCGCGAGGCACGCAAAGAGCACGAAGCGATCGAGGCACAGCCTTACCCACACGGCGATGAGCGCGTCGAGTTGCAGGCGAAGCTCGTAGCGGCGATCGAAGCGTTCAAGGCGGACGGGATCCTACCCGGATCGACGGGCGCGATTGTGCCGCCGGTGGCGCCGACTGAGGACATGATCACACGGGTTGAAGACCCGCCGGCGGTGAGTGAGGAGCCGCTCGACAAGGCAGCCAAGCTCGCTCTCGCGAAGCTGGAAACGGAGCACAAGCTGTCGGTTGCACAGCGTCAGGAGGTCGAGCACGCGGGCCGGTTGCTCTACGAAACCGCGCAGAAAGATCCCAAACACCTCGCCAAGCGCTTCCCGACTGTGGCTTCCGCGATCGAGCATATGGGCCGGGTGCTCGCGAACGATTGGGGGCTCGCGCCGAAGAAAGCGGCTTCGCCTTTCAACCAAGTGGAGATCGACGCAAAGAAGGCGCGTCGCGCAGCACGTACCGCGGAGATCAAGGCGGAGATCGAGGCGCATCGGAATGACCCCGAGAACATCCGCAAAGAGCTGGAGGAAGCGCGCAAAGAGCTGGCGGACGTTGAAGGGCGTTCGTGGTACAGCGAGCGCACGAAGAAACGCGAGGTCAACAAGCAGCGCAAGGCGATCGCGGAGATTGAGAAGCGGTTGCGACAGGCAACAGGGCAGCCCGAGCCCGCGCCCGAGCCGAAGGCGAAGCCGTCGACGAAGCGCAAGCCGCGAAAGAAAGCCGAGAAGTCTGCACCGCTGCCCCCGATGCAAGCAGGCGCTAAGCCGGGAGTGATTCGCCCATACGAACAGGTCGTGAAGGAACGGCAAGAAGCAGATGCAATGCTTGGCGGTTGGATCACACTTCATGGGCACAAGAAGGGAGCGAAGACAGTCGCGGAAGGCGAGGATCGGAAGCACGCCTTTCGAGAGATGGGCGCCGAGGTCGAGATCGCATCGGGGCGGTACTCGCAGGGCGGGCTTGACGCGCCTACAGTCGAGTTGAAGCGGCAATATCTCTCAGCTCGTGAGGCAGCGGTCAAAGCGTTCAGAGCGCACGAAGCTGCAACAGATCCAACCGCTTGGGACCGGGCGGTTTCGATGTCTCGCCGGTCGGCTGCGATCCGGTTGGAGCTGGCGAAGCGCGGCACGTTCGTTGAAGGCTATTCGTATTCCAGCGCGACACGACATCCTGACGTGAAGATGGCGGCGAGTGACGTTGAACGTCCGCAATTCAAGGCGCCGGTTGAGACTGCCGAGCCCGCCCCGGCGGCGAAGCCCGCCCCCGCCCCGGTGGCAACGGTCGGCAAGATCCCGATCGTCGAGAGCCGCACGAAGAAACGCAACAAGCCGATCTGGGTAGCGGCAACCGGCGTCACACCGAAAGAAGACCGCGCGCGACTCATCGCGGCTGCCAAGGAAGCGGGCGGTTGGTACAGCTATGCCGACAAGGGGTATGCGTTCCGCAGCTCGGAGGCTGCCGAAGCATTCGCTCGTGAGCACCTCAAGGGGATGTCGCCGTCAGCCCCTCCAGAATCGCGCGAGAAGGCTCCGAAGGCGAAACGCGAGCGTAGACCCGTCTCGACCGCTGCGACGCGACAGCGACGCGAAGCGAAGGCGATCTCGCGGCTTCGTGACCAGGCGAAGAGTCTCGAAGCGGCGGGGCGCGAGTCGCACAACGCCGACCGCCTCGAAAACACGGCGCGGCGGGCTTCGATGGCGGCGGGTGCTCGCCAGCAAGCCCGCAACAACATCGCGACGGGGCGCACGATGGCTCGCATCGCTGACGCGATCGAGGATGGCAGCGCCGGCCCGCTGGCGAGTATCAGCACGAGAGCGCACGTCGAGCTGCTCGACGGGA